AAAAAAACATATCATGCATGAGAACATGATTTTCCTTAGGAGCTTCCGTTGGCATATAGTTTTTTTCTCTTTGTTTAATTTAAATAAATAAAAAAAATTTCTTTGATAAAATTAGTTGATTAAATCCGAATTTTATATTACATTTCTTCAAATCATCCTTCTATGCTAATTTTTTTCTTCCCTCAAGAACACACTTTTTTTCCTAATTTTTCTTTCTTTATATTGTCCAAAAAAAATAGTTGCTTACGATTAAAAATTATACAGGAATGATGCCCTTGTCAAACTTACATTGTGAAAACGAAACCAGAATAATACAACTAGAAAACAAGATGGATTATAAAGAGAAGAATATTGAACAATTGATCTCTGATAATAAAGAAATAAGAAAAGACATCAATCAATTAACGATTAGCGTTACTGAATTAACCAATACTTTGAGGATTCGTGAAGAGGACAGCCGCAAGATTGATGAACTTGAAAAGGATGTGACTTCTCTCAAGTCCTCACTTCGCACAGGTCATGCATTGATCCTCATAATATGTACAATGCTTACCCTGGGCATACAGATTTTTATGAAATGACCCAATTGACCAAAAATTTTATTTTGACCAATTTGGTCAAATCGTGTTTTGTCCAATTTTGACCAAAACACAACTACCTTGATAAAAAATGATAGAATGATGTAGATAACATGGCTCGAAAAAACAAAATAGAATCAAGTGACCATTTTGATGAAATAGTCAAGCGATTATCTGAAGGAGAAACTGGGGCTAGTGTATCTGCTTGGTTGGAAAATACATATAATGAAAAGATATCAGTAAGGACTCTCAACAGGTACAAGAGAAACATCAACATGCCGAAGAGAGTTGAAGCTGAACTCAACAAAAGAGCAAAAAAGAAACCAAAGAAAAAACCAAAGCCAAAAACCAAAAAGCCGAATAAAAAGGTTGAAGCTCAAATAGAAAAAGGAGTTCAACATCAAGCTGATAAAAAAGAAGCTGCTGAAGAAAACATAATGTCTGTAGCTGAAACCATTGCCGACAACATGCAAGGAGTTGCCAAAGTTGCTGCAGAATTGCCGAAAATGTTTGAGAGAACCAAAAGTCAAGCAGCAGATCCTGAAGTTGCAAATGTCACTTTCAAGGATGCGGCCAACATAGCGATACAGGCGAACAGGTTATATGCTGAATACTTCAAGCAGGAAGAAAACAATGTTGAAATCAACATCAATGCAGGATTTGGAGAGTTAGCTGATGCCATCAGGAAGTCACGTGAAAAGTTCCAGGATTAAACCATTCAAGTATGGGCTCTTCTCCGAAAAGGCACTTGACTTCATAGACAACAGCGATGCATTCCTCAACATACTTCATGGAAGCGTTAGATCATCAAAGACCACCAATGTGGATGTCCGATGGTTAGATTTTATTGCTGAATCCCCTCACAACAAATTCCTCATGACTGGTAAAACCAGAGACACATTAGAACGTAATGTTATTGAAGATCTTATCAGCATGATAGATGGAAGAATCTATTATGATTACAATAAGTACGATGGGTACCTGTACATCGGCGACAAGAAGATGGTCCTTGTAGGTCTTAATGATGAAGGAGCAACAGACAAACTCAGAGGTATGACTGTTGGTGGTTGGTATGCTGATGAAGCAGCAACCAGTCCAGAATCTGCAATCAAGATGGCCATAAACAGATGCAGCCTACCTGGAGCAAAAATCTTCTGGACAATGAACCCAGACAGCCCTTACCATTACATCTTCAGAGAGTACATAAACAATAAAGAACTCAAAGAAAAAGGGATTGTCAAAGTATGGCACTTTACATTAGAAGACAATCCTAACTTGTCTGAGGAATATATAGAACAACTGAAACTATTATACTCAAATTCACAATTACAATACAAACGTTATATCCTTGGTGAATGGGTAATAGCTGAAGGAGCGATTTATGACAAGTTCATAGAATCCGAAAACACCTTCACCAAACCGCCAAGAATCGATGAGATAAACATCTGCTGCGACTACGGTGTTTCAACTGTGACCACTTTTGGTGTGATGGGAATCCACAAGGATGAGAAAGAAGGCAATAGCTATTATCTCCTGGAGGAAACCTACTATGATGCTGAAGTCAAAGGAGTTACACAATCCGATGATGAAAGAGTTGAAGACATAATCAAACTTCAAGATAAATACAATCTCACTAAAATCAATACTCTTTATCTTCCTCATGATGCAGCAAGTCTTAAGACTTCATGCGAAAAGGATAAACGAATTAAAATGAAAGTTGAAACCTATGCACCGAACACTTATGAAGACATAACCAATATCCAAAGGCTTATCGCAACAAGAAAATTCAAGATCCATACAGGATGCAAACATAGCATAAGCCAAGTTCAAACTTACAGTTGGGACAAGAAAGCCCAACAAAGAGGAGAAGACAAACCTCTCAAAGTCAATGACCATTGTCCTGATATGTGGAGAGGAGGAATCTTTGGTCCTCGAATGATTAAATCTACACCACAATTAGGAGTAGTATACTTATGAAATTTTTTGATGATATAAAGAAAACAATTACAAAACTTCCAGGAATAAGAAGGCCTCAAGACCATAGCCTATACAATGCCTTCCTTGGGAATTACGGATGGGCACAACGTAGGTCAAACAAGCCTGTAGGTGATTTTGAAGTATACTACGAAGCATTAAACAATGTATATGTTCATCGTTGTATACAAGTCGAGATTGATTCTCTCCTTGCTACTGGTTTTCAGATAAACAAATTAAGCGATGAGGAAATCAACATTGCACGTACCAATTACCTATATAACCTATTCAACAATCCAAATGGATATCGTAGTGAAGTAACCTATCCAATGTTCCACTCTCAATACATAAGAAGCTTTGAAGGAACAGGAGATGCATTCATAGAACTCAACCATGAGGAACTGTTCCAACAACAGGTCCCTACAGGATTGACTTATGTCCCTGCAGAGCTATTGAAATGGTATCCTGACACAGAACAATGGGGATACCGACAACAGGATATCCGTTACGAACCTAATGAGCTGATACATATCCATGAACCTGACATCAAGCTCAAAAGCTCAAAATGGGGAATGTGCAAGATTGATAAAATCGGCCTTGCAATTAGTATCATGTTCCTTGGCATGCGTTACAACAAACGTGTCATGGATAACGATGGATTGGACCCAAAAGCAATATTAAGTTTTGATAAGGATATGGATGATGATAGCTTTGCATTAGAACTTAACAGGTTAGGTGCCTTGAAGAAGGAAGAGAAAAAAGGAGGAACATTAGCGGTTAAAGGTGCACAGTTCACAAGCCCTGCAGTAAACACCAGGGACATGGACTGGGACAAGCTCCTGGACAAATGCCGTGACATGATCATTACAGCTTATGGTGCACAGCCTGCAATGGTAGGTGTAATAGAAACTGCAAACCTTGGTACAGGAAGTGGAGAATCACAGAAGAAAAACTTCAAGGACACACTTCAAGGAAGAGCAGCATTTATTGAAGGTGCATTCAACAAGGCATTAGGCCATAATGGTTTTGAAGAGGTTTTCCAATTCTCCGACTTAGACATTGAAGATAAGCTGAATCGTGCAGAAATCGAAAACATACGATTGCAAAATGGAAGCTTATCCATTAATGAAGTACGTAGTGGATATGGTGAAGAACCTGTTCCATGGGGTAATGTGCCTATGAATTATCAGAACTATGCACTAACCCCAAATGCGATGAATCCTAGTATGATAGAGCCATTAGGTGGAGACATCAATAAAGCAATCACCACTGTACAAAAGTACAAATCACAATTATACCATTCAGATTTAATCAATTATAAAGGAGGATAAATATTATGGATTGGATACAAATCCCTTTCTGTAAAAAATTATCTCCTGAAGAAATTGAATATTTGCAATCATTGACCAATGGGTTGGACAATCAGCTTAAGCTTGTAGCCGAATACATGGGAAGTGAAGAATATGCAGAATTGCAAGGGATGACACAAGCCCAGATAAACGCATTCTTCCGCAATAGTGGAATTCGACAAAAGCTTAATGATCTTATAGAGTATAATGCAAGCGATAGTGAACAGTTCATCAGACAGTATTACCGTATTGGTGCTGAACTGGGATATGCTGACATAGGTGGAGTTTTGGCCTATACCCAAGCAGACCGTATCGCATTATACAATCTAACTCAATATAATTTTAACCTTGTTACGAACTTAAACAATGAACTTAGGGAAGGTATCCGTGAAGTTATATTTGAAGCTGTTAGTGAAGGTCATGGTTACCAAACTACAATGCGCAACCTCATGGAATTACCTTTCAATCCAATTGACACAAACATCAGCCTTATCACACGTGCCGAGATGATAGCTCGAACAGAACATGCAAGAGCAGTTAATACAGGCACATTGCAGGCATATGTCAATTATGGCATAACACAGGTTGAAATTGTCACAGCCCAAGATGGCCTTGTCTGTGATGATTGCCTTGAATTGGAATCAAGAAATCCATTGACTATCAATGAAGCTCAGGAAGCCTTACCAATGCACCCTAACTGCAGATGTGCATTTGCTCCTGTAGCAGATAGTGTCGAAGACCTTGAAAGGGTTAATAATCCTACAAGCGTTGATTTAACAGATTAGATGCTCATTTCGCTACTTTAAATGGGAAACCTTGACCTGGAATGTCACTAAACTTATCCACACAAAAAAACGGATCTATTTTTTTTTGTTCTATCGTTTTATCATGGACCTCCTTTTTTAGATCTATTCATTTTGGTTACCTCCATCATTTTCCATTTTTTTTTTGATGGCTTAACCAAAATGATATCTAAAAAAAAGGGGCAAAATGATAACGGATAGTGCATGAATAATAGAGCTAATGGGGTTTAGCTTAAAATGGTTAGAAAAGAATTTAAGGTTTATTCTCCATTAACTGCTAAGAGTGTCAAATCCTTCACTCATAAAAGTGAAGATAGTGAAGATAGGATTCTCCTTGAAGGAGTTGCTTCAACTACCTCACGTGACCTCCATGATGAGATAGTTTCAAGCTCTGCAATAGAATCAATGTCTGAACAAGCACTAGAACTAAACATCCATGGAGACCATTGGTACGGATTGGATGATGTTATCGGTGCTATAAAAGATGCTACTGTGGAGGATAAGCAATTAAAAATCAAATTCCTAATCACTAAAAAATACACTCCAGACATAAAAGACTTATTGGAGACTGGTGTAAGACTCGGCCTCTCAATAGGAGGATATGTCACAGCATACGATGAGAAAAACCGTATAATAAACGAAATCGAATTACATGAAATCAGTTTAACAGCAATGCCTGCTAACTGGGATACTTTCGGAACAGTTACAACTAGCAAAGGATTAGTAGAATCTACTTGCATTGCTGGTGCATGTCATGCAATTGTTAAGAATTTAGGAGAACAAAATATGACTTCTGTTAACAAAGAAGAGCAAAATCAAGAAGAAGAAACTTCTGGCTTAACTAGAGATGAAGTAATCGAATTAATTAACGAGTACATGGCTGAAAAAGAAGAAACTATCTCTCAAGAAATAACCGAGAAAGTAGAATCTCAGTTAGAAGCTATAGTTGAAGCTAAAGTACAAGAATTAATCGATGAAGAACCTCCAGAAGAACCACCTGCAGATGATGAAACCAAAGCTGCAGATGAAGATGGGGAAGTAAAACCAGATGAAGATGAAGATGAGAACGAAGAGGAGGATGAAACCAAAAGTTTCAATCCTGAAGATATAAGTAAAGCAATCAACGAAGGCATTGCAAATGCTCTCGGAGATGACTTTGTAGAAAAGGTTGCTTCAAAAATGTTCGGAAACTTCGACAAACAAAGAAACACCGAAGGATCCAAATATGAACAATACATGAAAACCATTGAAGCACAAAAGAAAGAAGAATCTGCTGAACCTCCAGTAGAAAAGAACACTTTCTCTACAAGGGAAACCGCAGAGATACTTATGAGAAAACAACAAACAGCAAATCCTATCATGGCCGCTGTAATGAAACAATTAGAATAATTTTATAAACTAATAATTATGGAGCTGATTTTTTATGTCCGAAGAATTTACTATGGATGATATTATTTCCAAAATAGCAGCAAATTCTGCTGAATTAAATGAGTTAAAGAAAACTTTCCAATCTACTAGCAACTATCCTAACGCAATGCAAATTGAGTACAGCGATGAGTTGAAAACCAAAACCTTTGAAAAAGCACCTTTCCTCAGATTCTTAGAATCTAAAGGACAAGTATTTGATGGTAAAGCTGCACTTGCAGGTTACTTCAAAGAAACTCCTGGAAACCCTGATGTTGCTTTCATCGATGAACTTGATGACATTCCTGCAGCAAATGCAGAATCCATCAGCGAAGTTACCGACAGTATGAAAACCATTGTAGCACCTATCGAAGTGTCTATGATGGCTCAAATGGGTAACTGGAACATGGACCTTCTTGAAAGGTACCAAAACAAGAAGTTCATTGAAGTCAACAACAAGACCGATGCAGCTATCATTGATGGTTACGGAACTGCTGCTAAAAAGGATTTCAAAGGTATCACCAGATCTATCGTTACCCATACTGAAGATATGAATGGTGCAGCTATTACCGAAGGAGTAATTGATGACATGCTTGAAGCTATTCACAATGATGGTGGTAACCCTGATTGTATCGTATGTTCCTATGGTGTTGCAAAACAATTGAAAGCAATTGTTGCACCTTACAGAAGATACAATGACAAAATCGACATTGGTTTAGGACACCGTGTAACTTCCTACGAATCCATGTTCGGTACCGACATCCCTATCCTTGTTGATGCAAACTTCGACACCACCAACGGTGACACTCTCGCTATCATTGATTCTTCCACTATTGAAGTAAGAAGATTAATGCCACCAACTTTGATTACCGATTTGCCAGTTAACAAGCTCGCTTACAAAAATGTTATCGCAGCATTCTTAACCTGTCAAAACATTGGTGAGTTCCACAATGGTATCATTACCGAAATCGGAAACGAAGAACCTGAAGCTGAAGGTGAAAGTACAGGATAAAAATTATAAATTTTTTATCCTTCCTTATTTTTTTAGGAAAAAAATAGGAGGGTAATTTTTTATGACTTTAACAAATAAACTAAAAAGATTATTGAAATCTTCTCCAAACACAAATGAATTAGGAAAATATCTTGAAAAACTTGATGAGGATATTTACAACAATTCAGAAGAAGATGCTACTCTCGCATTAAGAGTCACACATCTCGAGCAATTACATACTCATGACATCGAATTCACAGTCAAATGCAGTACCGACCCTGTAGAAGGAGCAACTGTAACTTTAGGTAAGAAGACTGGAACCACAGCAAGTACAGGAAAATGTACTATCGCAGATGTTCTTGAAGATACCTATGAAGTTGAAGTCACTTGCGAAGGTTATGAGGATGAGACTCAAGAGATTACTGTAACTGGAGCCACAACCAGTTTTAACATAAGCTTGACTGCTGTGACCCCAGGAGAAGAGTAAATTAAAAAAATTTTAATATGATGGAGGCAACAATAAATGGCTCTTATAGATGTAACAAAGTTAAAACAGAAATTACGGATTTATAATGTTACTGCTGATTTAAGTGATGAAGATTTAGAGTTGCTTCTTAATAATACTATACTTGAATTGGCAGGCCGTATAGGAGTGCCGATTGAACCTGAACAGCATAAGGAAATGGTACGTGATTTCAAGAATGATATGTTCGAGTTGACCTGGTATCCTGTACAGCAGATTTCAAGTATTGCAGTTGGATCTAAAACATTAGGCCCTGAAGATTATGTTTTAGATGAAAGTTTAGGCATACTTTATTTCAATACTACTTTGAAAGGTTTTCTTGTTGTTGAGTATTGTTCCTGTTTGCCAGATAATGTCATCGATACAAAAATCAATTCTCTAGTTTTAGACATTATCCGATATAGATTGACCAATGGTTTTTCATCTGAAGGTTCAATATCTTCAATTAAAGAGATAGACACACAAATAAATTATGATACAAGTTCAAGTCTTGGCAGTTTAATCGAGTCTAGAATCAATAATTTAAGAAGTAGTTATTCAGTAAGGATAAAGGTGTTATAACATGGTATATTTTCCAAATGTCGACATTGAATTATGGGACTATACAGAATCAACAACAGAATTCAATCCTTACTATGAACCATTAAAGGAATACTCCCTTACAAATACTGTTCCTGGAAACTTTCAACCTATGTCTCCAAATGAAATACTAAAAGAATTTGGGGAGATACTAACAGACACATACAAGATTATAATAGACTCAGATGTAAACATAAGTCCAAGCATGTTAATACGTGTCAAAGACCAACCTGATACTTATGAGATTGTAGGAACACCTATGGTTAACACTCACTTCGCACCTACAAGCCATACCAAGATTGTAGTTAAAAAACAACGCAAACCTACACCATTGCAGGAGGAAACCTCATGATCCAAATGGATGTGGAAATCAATCCAAGCTTTTACAAAAAAGTCAATCATGAAATCCTCAAAAAATGCGAATCACATGTAATTAAGAAAACCACACTTGAAGCTGAAAACAGGTGCAAGAAAAAAAGCCCTGGTCCAGGTAACCAGTTGCCTAACACCACATACAAGGCAAGCGGTCACCTTCGCAGAGGCCATTCAAGTGAAATTACAGATGAGGAAGGTTTAGTGAGGAATAGTCAGGATTATGCAGTTTATGTTGTTCATGGAACAAGCAAAATGCCTGCTAGGAATTATCCTAAACAAGTGGCAGATGAACTTTCAAATGAGAGATACATGAGCGCCACACTCACAGATGAATTAAAAAGACAAGGAGTGATAGAATGATTAAACCTTTAAGGGCAATAATGAAAATACTTCAAGGGAAAATCATTTTAAACAATGGCACGGATGTTAGGATAGTAAAAAGAGAATATCCTATAGATAAGACTCCATGTATCACAATAGATAATAGTTCAAGCACATCTATTATCCAAAAAAACATAATCAACAAAGATTACATCATCCAAAACAATCATCCACAATACAATCAGAACAATCCAAATCAAAAAATTTCTCAACAAGTCATGCGAGAAGAAAGAAGCATTGACCTGGACTTGAATGTGTGGTGTGATGATGAAAATCAGAGAGATGAAATCACAGAAAAAATATTGGAATTGTTCTATAAGGTCCAGTCAGATCATTACGAATACTGCCAAAACTACAATGCAGGGCAATGTGCATTCCTAAACAAGGCCTGTAAAGTCAACAACAATACTGGCCGTGGAGTGAAAAAGCAATGCCCAAACCCTATAGAATACAATTACAAGAACATTTTCAAACAATTCGATATTATTAGAGCAACTTTCGATGTTACTCCTCCTTATATCCTTGATGATTTAACCACAAATCCACCAGTACTGAGAAGCATAATCAGAGTTTCATTTAGCTATTATGACTACCATGTTATTGGTGGAGCAATTAGTCAAAATTTAAATGTTGATGAGGAATTAGTATGAGTAAAACTAAGAAAAAAGCTGCAGATGAAAAGAAAACAAAAGAGGAAAAGTTCACACTTGTTGAACTTGTCCAATCTTCCGATGTCCATTACCCAAGCTTGATAATGGATCTTCATCGTGCAGGTTTATTAGAACAATACAAACAAGAATTAGAAGTTTATGGTAAAGAGGATATCGCTCCTTCCATTACTGAAACTGAATTTAAAAAAATAGTGGAGGCTGAATAACAATGCCTATTAGTAAAATACCTGGTTTATATTTTGATGAATCAACCGAATTTGAAGTAGTTGGAACTGGTGCTAAAATACCAGTCATTATTGGTACAACTGGAAACTCTTCTGCTACTGGCTATGCAGTAGATGGTACCCAAATAAATAAATTTTCTAGTTGGGAAGAAGTTAACAGAACCATCGCAAACGGTGGAATAGGAACTGATACTAGTACTAATAAAGTTTTAGCTTTCCTAAAAGATTTCTTTGAAGAAGCAGAAGTAAGATCTCCAGGACAATTAGGAGTTCCTTACATATATGTCATTGATGTCGGTGCAGGAACTACAAAGACTTCCTGGACAAATGCATTGACTACTGCAAAGACCAAGCCAGATGCAACTGTAGAAGTATATGTGGGCGCTAACAACATTAGTGATTACACTCTTGCAGCATTCCTTGCAGGAGCCGCAGCAAGTATCGCTACAGAAACTGCAAACCTCAATCTCCGTGTAGGATTCGGAACCCAAGAAAACGCAACCGATGCAAATCTCATTGCATTGAACCCATCCTCTGGAGGAATCTTAAGCAGCAGAATAGGTATCTGTGAAGACCAACTCTTCGGAAAAACCATAGCTAGAATCTGTACTACAGAATACTACATAGAACCAGGTTACCTTGAATATAGAAGTGTAACTCCTGGAACCTTCAAAGCTAGAACCAAAGCCGAAGAATTAGCATTGCAAAATGCAGGAATCATATTCAACCATGATGAGAGAGTGGATACAGACACATACTGCAGAATCAACTTGTCTACTTCAACCTCATTTGCAGCAACCAACAGGCCTGCAGATGCATTGTTCCATGCTAGATTCAATGCAGACCACCTTCTCAGACAAATCTTCAAAGCAGTATACCCACAAATCAAGGCTAATGAAATTGTATCAAACATTGTCAAGAATCAAACCAAAGTTGATGCAATTGTCGCTGAAGAAGTACGTGCAGAAAGAATAATCCCTTACAACGGCACTACTGGAGAAGGAACCCTCTTACGCCTTGTTGAATCCGATTCAGAACCTTACGATATGGAACTTGTCGGTCAAATTCAACCTGTAAACTGTACTGTAGCAATTAATGTGAAAGTAACTATTAAAAATCCTGCTGTTGTAGCAACAGCATAAAATTAAAATTTAGGTGATAATATGGCGGATAGTCAAAGATATAACCAATCTCAATTAATGTTTGGTGACTTGGAAATTGTTTGTGGAAGTTTCAAGACCAGTTTCAAAAAAGATAGTGAAGATTTGAGTGCTACAAATAGCAGCTCTGCATATGACACTACATTTGGAAAAGAAACTGTTGAAGCTGAAGCTAGCGATATAGATCCAAATCTCAGAAAACCAATTAAGAAATTATACGATGCTAATGCAAAAAAAACCTTAGCAAGTTATGATTTCGATGAAGAGACAGGAAATCTTGTAGAAGATGATGTGTTATATGGAGCATACATCAAAGAGATTTCCAAAGAAGATGCCAACAAACCATTCAGCGTTAAGTTTGGTGCAACCAGTTCAAAGAAACAAAAATAATCCTATTTTTTTGTTTCTTAATTTTTTTTGAAAAATTTTTCATATTTCCAATAGGAGGATACATGATATGAACGAAGATATTAAGGCTGCAAAGTTAGAGAGACATTTGCTAAAAACTCAATTCCCACTTGAATGTGAGGAAATACCTCTCGAAGCATTATCCCATGAAGAACAAATAGTAGTAATCAAATGTATGGATCATGTAGATTTAACAGATGATGAATTCACATTACTCAAGAAAACCCTACAAAGATATCGTAAAGCAATTAACGAGTATAGGCCAACTGAAACAATTGAAGCATACGAGAAAACAGTACAGATAATCCGTACTGAACAAGAGCTTCTTGACATACTCGACAATCCAATCAACAAATCCCTGAAAGTTAACCTTACATATGAAGGGCAAGTATATAGGTTAGAATTTGAAATTCTCCCTATAGATGATTCTCGTATAATGGATTATATGCAAATGAACATAGATCTCTTCAAGGATTTCAGCCAAGAAGAAAGAGATTTCTATACAAGAGGACAAGCAGATCCAGAAAGTTTAACAAGTGAAGAGAAAATCATACTACAAAAGATGAATGAAGAGATTAGTGTATTGGCTAGCCAAGAAAAAACTAAACTTATAGATGGATTCCTTGCAAGTCAATTAAGATTACCAGAATCCAATCAAGACTATGAAAAAAGACTTGAGTTCTGGAATAAATTCCCATTCATGGAGAAATGGGCTATCGTTAATAGGGTTGAAGATAAATTAGGTTTAACAGAAAAGTCAAACGAAGAATTATTTCCAGTTGACTAACTCTTTTTATGGGGAAGTATACTTCAGAGTGAGCAAACATTTAGGTTGGTTGCCCTCTGAAGTTATCAAGAAAAAATTTAATCCTGATATCAAATTTCTAATTTTCAAATATTCACAACAAATCAGGAATGAAATCAAGCAAAATGAAGAATTTAAAGAACATTTAGAGGAGATATAATAAAATGGTTTCATATGAAGATGTATTGCTCCGTATCCGTGGAGATGACCAATCAGGACCAGCATTCAATAACGCTCAAAAAAGGGCAGGAGCATTAAAAACTGCCATTGGAGGAGCAGTAACCGCAATGTCTGCAAGCATGTTAGGATTTGCACGTTCTGCTGTAGATTCTGCAATGGCTGCAGAGCAGGAATGGAATAAATTTGGTAATGCGGTTTCAAATACTGGTGGGAATTGGGATAAACAATCCGATGAAATCAAAAACTGGGTAAAAGAATACTCAAACAGCATGGGTAGAAGCGTATCCGATACAAGAGCTGCAATGACTACCTATATGAATATGGGAATGACCCTACAAGAATCTCAACAAGCCATGGAAGCCACAAGCAATTATGCAGCACAAATGGGAATAAGCCAAGAACAAGCTGCAGGACAATTGCAAAAAGCATTCATGGGAAATGGGAAAGCATTAAAAAGCCTTGGTCTAAACATTGCAGATTATAAAGATGAG